CAAAGACTTGAAACGTGGTGTACAGTCGGAGAAGACAGACCTTATGGTTCCTATGCTCTTGCCGGTGCTAGGGCTGGCCGTGAGTTTGGCCTTTCTAATCGCGATGATCTTAAGTTAATAAATAATTTTGATTGGCTAAAGGAGCAGTTTAATGAGCAATACAGCTAATCTTTTAAATGGTTTAGAACACCTTTATCCTGGCAATAATACTATTGGTCAGATGAAAAGAACATTAAATAAGTTTCCTGAGTGCGAAGTTGCGTTAGTTGATGCTTATAGTTTAGGGCAATTAAAAAGTAAAGAGTGGCTAGTAGAAAATCTTCCAGATAATTTAGGAACAGTTTTTATATGCGCAGGTTGGTACGGCACATTAGCTAGTATGATGTTCGAACGTGCTAGAGATAAGTTTGATAAAATTCGTAGTTTTGATATAGATAAAACTTGTGCGCCAATTGCTGACACTATTAATAAACCGTGGGTTATGGACAACTGGCAATTCAAAGCAAGTACACTTGATATTTTAGAAATGGAGTACCCTACTGAATATACAACTTATAGATCTGACGGTAGTTCGCAAAATTTAATAGATATGCCTAATACTATTATCAACACTAGTTGTGAACACATTTTTACAGATAAATTTAAAGAATGGTATAATAATATTCCGATAGGAACACTTGTAATATTACAAAACAATAATTATTTTGATTTGCTTGAACATGTAAATTGTGTAGATAATTTAGATGATTTTGCACAAATAACACCAATGGAAAACGTGTTCTATCAAGGAGAACTTAGCTTATCTAAATATAAAAGATTTATGAGGATAGGTATAAAATGACAGTGTTAGTTTTAACAAATAAACGTGTGTTAAAAAAAACTAACTTGCGTGATATAAAAAAAAGAAATATAAAGTTTAAAAATTGGTTTTGTCCAATTGCAAAAAATGCTGTGTCATTCAGTGTAGATGGAAATGCTATGTCGGGTGTCTGTGGTAATTTAAGGATATCTACAGACACATCTCCTTGGTGGACAAAATTTGATGAAATAAAAAATTTATTACATAATGCAAGTAATAATTGTAGGATTTCGATTTGTTCTTGCGGAAGCGATTTGTTAGCATATAAATCCATTGATCAAGAAACATATGATTTATTTGTCGAGAAAGCTAATAGCGTTCAAGATTATACTACTTTATCTAGTTTAACAAAAAAAGATGAAGTAATTGCACTAGGAGGAGCCAACAAAAATTTAGATTTTACTTTGACATTAGACTATACAAAAAGATGTAACTATGATTGTATATACTGTAGTCCGTTTGTTCATAATAATTATGGTAACTTTTTAAGTTTAGAAAAAATAAAAAAATTATTTGAGTGTTTGGAATTTAAATCTATGTCAAATTACAAACTTAATCTAATAATAACTGGTGGCGAACCTACACTTAGTAAAGAATTGATAAAATTAGTTGATTTATGTTATGAATATGGGTTTAGTCATATTACTATCAATAGTAACGGAACTGCTCCGTCTGCACTATATGAAAAATTATTAGAAAAAAACGTATTTTTTATTATAACATTACATGAAGAATTTGCAAACAAAAAACTTATTGAAAAAGTTTACAAAATTTATAAAGAGAACTACTCTAAGGTACAAGTAGATATGTTAGGAGATGACAAAAATAATAGAATTTTTTGGAATTTAGTAAAAAGTGTTTTTGGATTAGATTTTGATTCGATTAAAAAACAACATATTTATTACAATAAACGCATTGTAAACTCAATAGAAAAAATCAAACTACTCAAGGCTAGACAATTATGAAACAAAATCATTGTGGATATGTAGAAAAAGGCGCAAGAATAAAAATATATGATATAAACAACGAAACTTATGCATATATAAAACCTTGCTGTCATATTACACACGAACTTGAACCTTCTGAGTTTAGCAAACCTGTAAAAGTAGAATCTATTAACGACATTATGAATCTAGCACCGTTACAATATTATAGAGATTACTTTGCTAATAATGATGACTTACATCCTGCGTGTATAGGTTGTAAAAACTATGAAACAAAAGGTATTAAAAGTCCTAGAGATAAGATCAATAGTATCAACTATTCAGAGTACGATATTAATAAATTAGATGTAGTGTTAGGTAACAGTTGTAATCTTGCATGTCCGTTTTGTACTAGTTATGCAAGTAGTTTAATTGATAAACTTTCTAATAAATTAGATGACGACAATAGGCCTAAGTCTTGGATACCTTTAACTAATTCTTTTAGTGCAGGTTCAACTAGAACAGCAGATGTTATTGCTGAAATACTACAACATTACAAAGTTCATACTCTTAAACTAATTGGCGGAGAACCGTTTTTAAAAGAAAATTGGGATAAGATTGCAGATGTTATCGATAAAGATTATTGTAGAGATTTACACTTAGAAGTTACTACAAACGGAACTATTCTTAATGAAGAAATATTTTCTCGTCTAAGTAAAACTAAAAGCGCACATTTACGCATCAGTGTAGACAGTATCGATTCTAACTATGAGTTTATACGCTGGCCACACAAATGGAGTAAGATGCACAAAAATTTAGAATACTTGCGAAATAATAAATTTGACAATATTCATATCAGCGTATCGAACTTAGTTAACATATTTAATTTTGAGTTTTTACCAGAAATTGAAGAATACTTTTGGGAAGTAAAAGATGTAGTAGGTTATAGTTGCGAAATCAAACCTAGTACACATTTAATGAATTATCAAAACTTACCAAAGCATATAATAGAAGATGTGCGTTCTCGAATTAAATCGTCAGGACTAAAGAAAACACTAGTACCTGGAAACAATAATTATACAACCGAACAATTAAAGAAAGAATTTACTGTATTACTAGCACAGCGTAATATGAAAGCTGAAGATGTAATTGGTCCACTAACTAGGCAACACTTTGGATTATAATGTTATTAGTAAAAACAATTAACGACGATATACAATCGACTACATTAGCAGATGCTAAAACAACTTTTAATAGTTTTAAAGGTTGGAAATGTTCTGCAGGATTTGATTTTCTATGGATAAACAGTGCAGGCGATGTATACGGTAATGTTTGCCGTCATAGCGGAAAATACGGAAATGTGTTTACTGATATAGTTTTGCCAACAGAACCTATGCTATGTCCTGCAGAGAAGTGTTATTGTGCAAGTGATATTAACATATCTAAAGCAAAAAATACTTTAGTAGATTTTAAAGTAATAAACAATGCACCGTTATACGATAATGCAGATATAATTGCTATAGGTTCAAACGAACGATATTTTTCAATAAATTGGAATATTGGAAAACGTTGTAATTATGATTGTAGTTATTGCCCTAGTAGTGTACATGATAACAATAGTCCACACATGCAGTTTACTGATTTTAAAAATGCGTTTGATAGCATTTATAAACAAGTAAATCTAGACAGTATAAAAATAACATTTACAGGCGGCGAACCTACAATTAATCCTGCTTATAAAAACATAGTCGATTATTGTTTATCTTATAATAATGTTAGTGTATTTACAAATACTAACGGAACAGCAAATAAGAAGCAATTATTAGATTATACTAATGCTGGCGGAATATATTTAAGCATACACTCTGAATATACACAATTAGATAAGTTATACGCAAAAATAGAATATGTTGCAAGTAATAAGATAGACACTGCACACTTAGTAGTAAAGGTAATGCTGCCATTAGACTTTGATGAAACATATATAAATTTTGTAAACAACTGTAAAAAACTTGATAAAGACTGTGTATTTGTTAACGTAGAACCTTTAGTAGACAAGTCAAACAGCAATAAAATTTATCCGTATACAGATAAACAATTAAAGTATATTAGGACATTAGAATGGTAGATTACAAAGATATAATTGCAATGGAGTCTACAAGAGATAAAGACTACTATTATGTACATTGGAATATTGGAAAACGTTGCAATTATGATTGCATTTATTGTCCTGACAAACTTCACGACCTTACTAGTCCTCACAGAGATTTAGACAGTTTAAAGTCTATTGCTGACAAAATAGAACTTAATAGTCCTAGAGAACGTGTGCGCATTTGGTTCACAGGAGGAGAGCCCACAGTTAATCCTGCCTTTATGGATTTGTGTAAACATCTTAAAACTAAAAATGGATGGTTCGTGGGACTTAATACTAACGGTAGCAGAACTGCTGATTACTTTAAAGAACTTATAAATCAAATAGACATTATTCAATTTAGCAGCCATTTTGAATACTTAAAGTTTGATGAATTTACTCACAAGTTAGTAGAAACGCATAAAGAAGCAAATAAGTTTCCGTACAAGCATGTAAGTTTAAATCTTATGATGGAACCAGAATTTTGGGACACCGCAGTTAAACTAGTAAAATTTTGTGAAGAGCATGGTATTATATACTATATGAAACGTATACGTAAAAAATGGGACGGTGAAAGATACGATCCTGTATATACAGAAGAACAGTTACGTTTTTTAAACGATAGTACATTTAGGTACGCACAATTGGAGAATGTAGATGAGGCCTGATTTAAAAGTTTATACACAAACAGAAAGTGCAGAGGTATGGGCTAATGACTTAGTTAAAGCAGATGCTGTTAATTTTGAAGGTTGGGATTGCGGCATAGGACTAGAAAGTTTAGAAATTACAGCAGACGGAACATTGTATAGAGGTACTTGCAAAGTTGGAGGTCCAATCGGACACGTTGATGACGAAGTATGGAACTTGCCAAAAGAGTTTATTACTTGTACAGTATCTAAATGTACTTGCGTAGCTGATTTAAAAAGTACACGAAAAAAGAAATGAAACTTTTAAAATTAACATTTGAAAGACATACTATTAGTATAAGACTAAATGACAACGATTTTATTAATCGTTGGTTAACTGACCTTCAACAATATATAGATAATAAAAATTATAGTTACCAAATTACACTAAACGGATTTGTAGGCAAAGATAGTTTTAAACAACTAAGACTCATAATACAAGAAATTAACAAAGCATTTCCTCTATCTATTCCTTATTTGTATACAGAAAAGTTTGAGTTTACAATACAAGAATTAAGTGACTTGCATTACATTTACGAACAACTGGCTGTAAATCCTCTGTATAAATCTATAATAGGACTATTAGACAAGTTTAATGACTGTATACATCATGCAGAAGAAGCAGCAATTAAAAATCAAACAGCAGCACCACGAGTGCGTTTTAGAGTCGTAGATTCAAAAACTAGAGTTCCTAATTTTCCAAAAGTTCCGTTTAAAAAAGAAGATTACAAACTGTATGATCCGTATATTGAACCTTATATAGTTTACTTAAATTATAATGCACTCGGCGAAGATTTTCTAAAAACATTTAAAAGTGGAAGGCCTGTTAGTACAGCAGTACCTCTATCTGAATATAGTCCAAGTTTCTTTTTTGTGCTACAGTCAGATTATGTTGAAAAACAACATAGAGAAATAACTAATTGTATACAATGGATGCAAAACAGCAATATAGACGTTACAGATCCTGTAAATTCACTAGGACATATTCCATTAGGTCGATTACACAAAGTTTACCCAGAGGATTTTCTAAAAGTAATTCTACAACGAGAATTAACTAAAGTTGAAATAGAGGAATTATAATGGCAAACATAGTTGAAACACATAATTTATGTGGTGTAGAATTTAACATATACAAAGGACCTAATGCTATTAGTGTTAGTGGCGGCGCCGATAGTGCCATACTATTATACTTCTTACTAAAGCACTCAAAAGACCGTGTACACATTTTCACACTTGCAGACGGTACAAAACAAATCACAGGCGCAAAAGCAGCAGTAAATGTAGTTTATAGATGTGCGCAATTAACAGGTAATTATAATTTTGAACATCATATAGACTATTCTCCTGATTATATAGATACATATGTTGAACGTTTGCCGTTTGAATATCTAGATAAAAAAGAGTTTAATGTGTTGTATGCTGGTATTACAAATGTCCCTCCAATAGAAGAACGTAAAACTTTTTATGGTGACTTTTATGAAGATACTAGAAATCCAGATATCGAAAAGGAAGTATTTAGATATGGATTTAGCTATATTCCGTGGACAAACTATGATAAAAAGAAAATAGCAGAAATATATAAAGAATATGATTTGTTGGAAACACTATTTCCAGTTACACGAAGCTGTGAATGGAATGAACATGTAGTAGGCGAAGATCCTGGAATGGAACACTGCGGAAACTGTTGGTGGTGTCACGAAAGAAAATGGGCTTTTGGAAGATTATGATAATTGGAATATACAAAGATTTACCTGAATATTTACATATTGAGCCTACTAAACGCTGTAATGCAGCATGCCCGCAATGCCCTCGTACTATAGGAGCATCTTTACAAACTTATCCTAACATACCAGAAACAGAGATTACACCCGACAATCTTAAAAAAATGTTGTCTGACGATTTTTTTAATAATATAAAAAAAGTTTTAATAAATGGTAATTATGGAGATATTGTAATGCATAGATCTCCTAAAGAATTTATACAAACTTTTTTAGACAAACATTTGCATATACAAATTAATACAAATGGCGGCGCCTTGCCAACTGGTTTTTGGAGTTGGTTAGGCAAACAACCAAATGTTATCGTAGAGTTTGCACTAGATGGACTAGAAGATACTCATCATTTGTACAGAAGAAACACACGCTTTGACATTGTAATAAAAAATGCAAAAGCGTACATAAAAGCAGGCGGCTATGCACGTTGGATAATGAATGTGTTTGGTAATAACGAACATCAGGTAGATGCTTGTAAACAAATGAGTAAAGACTTAGGCTTTGCAGAATTTTATTCAAACGACAGTGTTAGGTTTTACAAAGAATATGATGCACTAGTTGATAAAAACTTTGACGAAGTTGCTATACTATATCCTACAGAATTTGTAAAAAATAATAAAAATTTAGATAAAGAAGATAGATCTAAGCAGTGGTATGAAAAAATATATAAATTTGTAAATCAAGAATTTGATGTTTTACAAGATGATAGATCAAAATCTTATATTAATGGTCCTGAAATTGTAGATTGCAAAGTTACACAAGGATTAGAAAGCATTTATATAAGTGGCGATAGTAGATTATGGCCGTGCTGCTGGATGGAAATTGATTACAATGAAAAGACTTTAAATAATAATTATTCTTCTTTTGTAGATTTATTTTTTAAGACACTTAATAAAGAAAAAGATTTTAATTTGCTATCTAAACACACTGCAACAGATGTAGTTAATGCAGGACTTTTGACTACTATAGAAAACTCCTGGTCGTCTAAATGTATTGACATATGCAAACGTACTTGCGCAAGTAAAGAACTTAGAGAAGACTATACACGATGAGATTTCAAATAGTATTTTTAAATAGTGATCTAGATGAGTATGCATTAAATTATAAAGTATATGATACACCCATTGCGGTTAAATGGTATAATGCACTATGCGAACAAGTATTAGAAAAAGATAAAACAGCTAAAGAATCTGATAGACTTTATAATTTTCCAAATGATATATGGAACGAAGAAAAAATAGTAAGTGAATTAAACAAGTGTATTGACATTATTAATACAGAAAAAACAGTTATTAAACATGATGCATTTGTAGGTATGCCTCAAGAACAGCTAAATCATTTACATCATTATTTTGAAAAACTTAGAGGAGAATCTGGTAACCCTGCAGAGTACTATGTAAATGCTAACGATAAACAGAAATTAGCACTAGAGCGGTATAATGTTATTATACATAGAGCAGAGAACTTTTACGGCGGACATAGAATATCTACAGGATATTTTCCTAGAATAGTTGTAACATTTAATAAACGAAAAAAGAAACTTTTAGATGACGATGATTTTAAACATTTTACGTTGCATCGTAAATTTGGAGAAGTTTATATTAATTATTGTGAAGTAGGAAAACCGTTATACGATGTGTACAAAGACGAAGATGATATTGTAGGAGAAGATAATATACGTCCGTTAAAATGGTACAGTCCAGACTTTACAGCTTATTTTCACAATAGACCTGTTAAGAGTGTAGAAAAGTTTTTACAAGGTATGGATGAATGGTGGGATCGAAACAATAATTATTTAACTGCACTAGGTTTTACAAAAGGAGATCCTAAAAATGCAATAGGAAATATACCTGTAGCAATGATGGAAACAAACAAAACATCAGAAGAAATAGTAATAAAATTATGCGAATATAATACAATAGATAGGGTAGAACTAATATGAATGAGTTATTTTATTTTAACGACAACTGGAAGCGGATAGGTGTAAAATTATCTGGCGGCGCAGATAGTACAATAATGTATTATGCAATATGTAATTACTATAAAGATAGAGATGATGTAGAAATATATCCAATGACTCTAGATACAAAATTTAAACCTTGGTATAGCAAAGGCGCCAAACGTATCATAAAAAAAGTAACAGAGCTAACAGGTAAAGAACCAGCAAAGCATATAGTAAAATATTCAACGAAACATCGAAATAGACAAACAGTTGAATATTATATTACAGAGCAGCGTGAATTAATAAGAGAAAGTCAAAAGATTTATAATTTTGATGCAATATATAACGGGTTAACTAGCAATCCTCCTGAAGGAAATATACTAAATGCTGTTAAAGAATATTATGCAGATAATGCAGAAACATATGAAATTGCAAAAAGTCACATTGTAAAAAGAGATTTTGATAGAGATATAGGAAAAAACAAGTATGGACAAAACGTAATAGACGCAAAACATTTTATTAATATAAGGCCTTTTGTGCATGGTGATAAAAAACTTATATATGATGCATATAAATATTATAACAGATTAGACGACCTATACCCGCTATCGTACAGTTGCGAAACTAGATGGCAAGAACATAAAACTAAAACTTTGTCTGAACATGCATGGGAACATTGTGGGTATTGTTTTTTTTGTGCTGAACGTATATATGCATTTGGAAAATTAAAATGAATTTTGTACAATTGGACCTTCCTTATTACGATGTAAAAAGTGTTTTAAACAATATGTTGACACGTAAAATTGTTCAATGGACAGATTTAAATCAGATTTGTATTAATACTGTAGTAGGAGAAGAAGATAATTTTTTGTATGGTGCAGGAAGTTTATTTTATGATTGGAAAAATGGAAAAGAAGTATACGACGAAAAAGGTCATATGCGCCATATACCAGCAGAAAGAGAAACACCGTTAAAAGAAGCAGATTTTACAGTTTTGTGTACTGTGTTTAAAAATACTGTGTTTGAAGATCTTTACAATGTATTAAAAGAAAATTATAATGTAGGCAGAGTACGGCTAATGAAAAGCCCTCCTAAAACATGTTTAAGTTGGCACGTAGATGACACTAAACGCATACACTATCCCATAGTTACACAAGAAGGCTGTTTTATGTTAATAGAAGACGAAGTAAAACATTTGCCTCAGCACACTTGGTGGTTAACTAATACATTAGTAAAGCACACAGCACTAAACGCAAGTTTAGAAGATCGTGTACACCTTGTAGCCACATTGCTCGATTAAAAAATACCTTATCTATAAATATTTCTATAATTATGACTTTTGAGACCTTTAAAACCCAATTTCTAGAATGGGTACAAGACAAAATAGAACCCACTAGAGGAAATGGATATCCTATATGTCCATTTGCACGTAAAGCACGATTGCAAGACCGTATACAGTTTATAAATGCTCCTAGAGGTATATACGGAGAGTTTTTAGAATTTGATGAAGAAAACTATGATATAGGTATTGCATGGTTAGGAGAGTTTACTTCTGGAATAGAAGATGAATTAGCGGATTTAAGAAAATTAAATCCACACTTACTATACTTTTTAAGTACACCACAAAGTGGTCATTTTGTTAAAAATTTTACAAACTGTGTTCTAATACAAAAAAAAGACGATATCGAAATAAAAAGACAAGTACTTTTAGATACAACGTATTATGATGATTGGCCTGAAGATTATTATAAAGAGATTATGAACAATGAGTAATGTACAGCAACTTTTTAGTATACCTGTTTATAAAAAGAATTTACAAGGTATAGATGTGTCAAGTTTTAGATCACGGGTACTTGAACTATTAAATATTGATAGTTACGGCGATCATATAAGTGTTGTAGGTATGAACGATGCTAGTACTATAAACACATATGGTATAGAACGCCACATGCAAAATTGGAAAGAAACTGATCAGCTAGTTAACGCTATTAGTCCTTGTATTGCAGAGTATTGGAAAGATCTAAATTATCATCCTAACATTAAACCTTATATACAAGAAATGTGGGCTACTATTAGTAGAAAAGATGGTTATGTTCCTAGTCATTTTCATGGCCCTACACCTATTACAGCAGTATACTATCTTGATAAAACAGAAGGTTCGGGAGACTTAATTATACAGCATCCTTTAGAAGCATTATTAGGTTCACAACCTATTAATTTTCCTTTTGATGAATTTGAACAAAGAATGAAAATACAGCAAGGAGACTTGATAATGTTTCCTGGCTATATACGACACAAAACAGAGCGTAATGTATCAGACGATATTAGAATAAGCATAGGAATGAATGTAGCCTCTCGCGGAGAATATGTTGCATCGCAGTGGAACCAGGTATGATTTGGACAGAATGGGATAAATTAAAAGAAGTTATAGTAGGATCTACATACGATCTAGATTCGTTAAATCAATTTAACGATAACGAATTTGTAGATGGCATGGGCAAAATATTAGAAGAGACTGAACAAGACTTTTCTAAACTTGCAGGAATATTTGAACAACACGGTGTACAAGTACATAGGCCTAGGAAACTTCCTTTACTAAAAGAAAATACAAGAACATGGAATTCTAAGTTTCCTTATCCTGCTATATGTCCTAGAGATTTTCATGTAGTATACGGAAATACTATTCTTGGAACTATTGGCGGAGATTGTAATAGGTATACTGAAAGTGATTACTTTCTAGATATTATGTTAGAAAAGTTTAAACAAGGTCGTAACTATATTAGTATGCCTAAGCCATTACTAACAAGCGACTACAAAGAGTATGAACAACTAGAAGGACAAATACTCTGGCATGCTGCAAATATTATTAAATGCGGAGATACACTGTTACATACACAACCATATGCTCCAGGGCAACATGGCAGGGGAACACAAGCAGGATTAGACTGGATTAAACGCAATATTGGTTACAATGTTAAGTGGACAGAAATACCAAGAACAGGACATGCAGACGGAAAAATTGCACTTATTAAGCCTGGACTATTATTTTGTTGGGATCCGGGCGCAATACCAGAAGAATTAAAAAGTTGGGACTATATTAAACTAGAACGTAAGCCTTTACCTGATTATTTTAATGATATTAAAATTCAACACTTTTACAAAGACAAAGTTACAAGTTGGTTAGATCATTGGATAGGCTATGTAGATGAAACTGTATTTGATATTAATGTAGTAAGTATAGATGCTAATACTGTAATAACTAACGGCTACGATCCTGATGTAGAGCACAAGCTCAAAAAACACGGTGTTGATATGATTCCTTTTGATTTTAGACATAAGTACTTTTGGGATAGCGGTTTACATTGTGTAACACTAGACCTTACTAGAGAAGGCGATAGAGAGTCCTATGTATAACATTGTAATGAATACACCTGAAGCACTTGTAATAGATGATTTTTTGCCACAAGATATTTGGGATAAAATTTGGAATCAAGTACAAGTAGACAAGTGGAGTCAAACAGGTGCTGATGATAAATTTTGGCACTATACTGATGGCGCAAATTACAAGAACAATAAACGTTGGTTAACCAAAGGTCCTTTTAATGATAACAGTGATTTATGGTTTAAACACTTTACAAAATTTCTTGATACATGTCCTGAAGCACAACCTTTCGCTAAAGATTATATAGAAATTGCAATGCGGTGTCATGCATATCCTGTAGGTAGTAAAAATCCATGGCATAATGATTTAGGATTTACTACCTATACATATTATTTGCATAGGCATTGGCAAATAAATTGGGATAGCACACTTTTAATATTGCCATTAGGTAGTATAAATTATCAACAAGTTTTACCTTTAGAAGATGGTACTGTTCATCATGATTGTTATACAGATACCAATAGTCCTATGGAAATGTTTCAACAAGGAAAAAAATATCAGCCTATAATTGATTACGGTCTAGGTACATTTGTTTCTCCTAAACCTAATAGATTAATTTTAATCAATAAAAAAGTTGTACACGGTATTACAGCAGTAGATAAAGATGCAGGCGAAAATATTCGTGTTACTCTTACAGGAATGATAATGGAGAGTGATTGGAGAGAAACAAATGATCTATTTTAAAGAATTTCCTGAATTACAATGTACTTTAGAATTTGGACAAAAATATTTGTTAGATAATCTGCCTGACCCCTTTCATTCAAATGAACCACAAGTTGATAATATACTTGCTGCTAACAAAGGTTGGTTTAATATTGGCCCTTATGGTATACAGATGCATTATTGCGATAAAGATGATTCAAGATGGGAATATTTTAAACCTATTACAGATAAACTAGCAATAGAACCTAAATATGCTGCTTTTATAAAAAGCGATGCAGGTATAGGACCAATACATGTTGATATTGCTGAACGTGTAGGAGCACTCAATTTTCCTGTTTATGGAGAATGGGAAAAGAGTTATGTTAAATTTTGGGATAGCGAAGAAGGCAATTATGAAGTGTGCGAACGTTGGTATCCTAGTACAACTTGCGGCGGCCTTTTTAGGGCAACAGCGTGGCATCAAGTTATAAATGAAAATCCTGGGTCTAGGATTGTAATGAGCTTTCATTGGGATGAAAGTTATAGCTTTGAATATCTATGTGATAATTTATTAAGGAAGGATTTATAATGAGAATCAAATCGATCACAGATGTAATAGTACCGTTTAGACCGCCTGAAATTCATAATGATATTATGAATTTTCCTATGCAAAAGTATTTTTATTTTGATCAAGATTGGGACGTAAGTAAACGTTTTGAAGCTATAGATGACTTCTACAACACGTTTGAATCCTGGGTTGGCATCAAACTACCAAACTTTGGAAAGTACGCTGTAAACGGTAGTACAGAAGCTATAACGCAGTGTTTAATAGCTTTATCGCATACAAATAAGAAACTTGCAATGGTTGAAAACGAATATCGTTGGTATCCTTTTATTGCAAGCAAGCATGGTATTGACATTGTATGGGTTAAAGATATTAATGATTTAACTGACGATTGCGTATTTGTAACTAGTTTGCCTTTTTGTAGAGATGGCAAAATACACGAATTACAACATCAATTATTAGAAAAGTGTCATCAAGAAGAAATTGAATGCTGGCTAGATTGTGCATACTATGGTGCTAGTAAGCCTGTTGAATTTAAAATACCTAAAAGCGCGACTAATATATTTTTTAGTTTTTCTAAAAACTTTGGATTAGCTCTTAATCGTCTAGGTTTATGGTATGCCAAAGATTATATTATTGACAAAGGACTTTTAAATGATGTTGCATATTTGCCTGTTGGAAACATGGCATTAGCAGCAATGCTTATGAAAAAGTATCCTAACGATTATTTGTGGAATAATTATAGAGATGTACAATTACAATGTACAGATAATCCTACAGATTTAATTTTTATGAGTGCAAATGGAGAGTGTCTTAGTGGTAAGATGACTGAGGTTGTAAAGGAAAAATATCAAGATTTGTAAATTTAGTCCATGCTATGTTTTGCCAACACGGACTATTTTTACTTGTATCATTACAAACTAAAAATCTATCAGTTTCGTAATGCCAAGGTTCGTCCAAAAAATTAGTTGCATCCTTTGCAAATCTTTTACAAAATCTATAAGTATTAAATTCTCTGCTTATAAATGCAAAATCAAATTTATCTCTAGCAAATTCTATTTGACTTTTTAGCATAGTAAGAGTTGTTTCTGGTATACCAACTGCTGTTCCTTTTTCTCGCCATGTTGGAGTAACCATTAATCTATTTAAAACTCTACAACCATTATTAAACATATTACGTGTAATAACAGTACTAGCTTCGAAAGGTTGATTATACTTATAAATTATACTTACAAATAAATGATCGTCTTTATAAAAATTTTCTTTAGTATAATTTGAATTTAATTTATCTTTGTACATTCTTTCCAGTATGTATTCTACATCTGGTTTTATTTTGTAATATTCGTTTATTGGATAATTTTTGTATGTGTACATTACAGGTATTGAGTGCTTGTAGAAGGGTACATATTGTAATTTTTAGCCAATTGCATTAAGTCGTTTCTAAATTTTTTATTATGCAAACCTTGTATTCTTAAATTATATCGTGTTTCATTACTACGATTTATTGTGCCATGTGATTTACTTTGGTTACAAAATATAATACTTCCTTGTTGATATGGCAATTCAACACCGTCGTGCCATGCTGTAACGCCTTTAGGAAAGTTTAGTTCTACTAAAAAACTATTAAGCATATTATATGTATTCTGTGTATTTAAAAAATCAAAATCTTCGTGCGGAACATCTGTATGCACAGGCACATCTCCACCAGGTCCTAGTTTAGCAATTTTAATATAACTAAATTGCATATACTGACCAATTTCATCTTTAATCCATTTTACAGTATTTGGCATTAATTTTGCTAGTTGTGTCCATTTATGATTACGTAAGTTTCTAAAACTTTCCATATATGTTTTAAGGTCTTGATTAGGTAAAATTCCCTGTGTTAAAATATCTTTGTAGTCACCTGTACTACTAAACAATGTTACAGCTTCCCAATTCTTTTGATTATCAAAATGTTCACCGATGCCTGTAGCACCTTTTTCTTGCATAGTTTTATACTGTTCTGGATCACGTTCTTCTAAAAACATATTTTCAACGGAATGTATTTCCTGCATAATTTTATCTACAGGACAAACTGAAAACATTGGAGTAATATCTACCCAACTAGTATTTGAAACGTAATCAAGGTAGTTTGACATCTACTTTGTCCTTAATTTTTCCAGTAAACAAATCTTCCCAAAATTGTTGACCAAACATTCCTTTGCGTCCATAAGTTTCGTTAAATGCTGTAAATATTGCTTTATCAATTTCTCTTATACGTTTGTGTGAAGGTGTTATTTCTTCGTTATGAAAGCCGACATGTTTCATTTCATCGTCAATAATACCTTGTGTAATTTTTCTATACAAATCATTATTGCCGTTACGCATATAATAACGATACAAGAATAATGCACGTTTTTCTACAATCCAACTTAGCGCACTAAACTCTTCATCATTAGTAGGATAAAAATTTCCTAAATCTCCATATATTGCTGCTTCTATACTATACTTTGTATCGTCGTAATAGTCAACACCTTGTTTACGTAAAGCACCTTGACACATTTTAGTATGTTTAAGTTCGTCTTCTATTTGTTCTAACCATTCAGTGTTATCTGAGTTAGCATAATGTTCTGTCATATATTCAAACAGCCATTTTTCACTAACGTAGGCAAAGTTCATATAGTAATCATCTGGTGTCATTTTAAAAATATCCTTTCAATTATCCAAGCACTAGGGTCTAATTCCCACCATTTGTGTCCGTGTCTATAATCTGCAGATTTATAGTGATGATAGTTGTGCCATCCTTCACCTAAACTTAAAAGACATGCAAGTGGACTGTTAACACTGTCATCATTAGATTCTACTACTTTATAACCAGCCCATTGGTAATGTGGAATAACACCTATTGCTGCCGCTCCGTGAAAACTTAATACTGCTGGAAAAACAAATCCCCAAACTAGTAACATAGGATCAATTAAAAATAATATAATATAAATTACTGTTATAATTGTAAAATAATTATTATGAATAAATTTTATATCTTTGTCTCGTAACATATCGCCTACAAGTCTTGGACTTATATTTGTTTCGGGATATAAGCTACTCCAGCTTCTGAGAGCTCCTATAGTTTTTGGATTTTGTATGTCTAATTCTGTGTCGCTTGTTTTGTGATGATGTCTATGTAGCGCAGCCCAACTTAAAGGACTTCCAAAACATGCAAGTACACTTACATATTTTAAAAACTTTTCACGCAATGGTCCAGTTTCAAAACTTCTGTGAGACAAATATCTATGCATAGATATATTTGCTGCAAAAAGTCCTACAAACAAATACATTAATAATCCTAACCATAATAGTGACCAGTTATTAGTATAGTAAATGCCAATAGCTAAAACTATATGATTTAACAATGTTAATAATTGTACTTTTGTTCCGTAATTCATTTTTTTATAGCTCTAATTATCCAAGCAGGCGGATCAAGTTCCCACCAACGCTCTTGGTTGTTCCATGCTTTACTATTGTTATGATGATTGTTGTGCCAACCTTCACCTAGTGTAATTAAACTTGCAATCCAACTGTTACGACTTTCATCATCTGTGTTATGTGTTTTGTATCCGTGCATATGAGCTATTACTATTATTGCGCTAGTGCTATGTAGCACTAATACAGCAGGTATTGCATACACATAAACAATAAATAACGGGTCAATTAGTGCAAGTATTAGAATATATAAAGCAATTATATGTAAATAATATTTGTGTGTAAATCTATAAAACTTTATTTTTCTTAGATCTCTTGACAGCTTAGGACTAATATGCGGAACACTCCACAATCCAAACCAGGCTCTAAACCATCCTAAATGATAAGGACTATGAACATCTGTATCTTTTTCAGCATGACCGTGATGATGCCTATGTAAAACACTCCATGCTAATGGACTACCAATTGAAGTTATGCAACCTATTAGTGCAAGTAAATATTCAATAGGTTTGTATGTTTCAAAACTTCTATGTGATATCAGTCTATGATATCCTATATTAATTCCAAAGACTCCTATAAACCAGTATACTAATACACTCGTTCCTAAAAATGCCCATGCTGAATTTACTACACTATAATACACACCGTATAGTGCAAGTAAGTGAGTTAAAATTTGAAGAGATCTTACAACAGTATTATGATTCATAAATGCTCCGATGTGTATATTATTTATTAACACAAAGGAGTATTATTAATTATTATGGTTTAAATGTAACTTAGTTGTAACCAACCAGGTGTAGCATTTGATGGTCCACCGCCCGCTAGTCCTGTGTCGTCAACATATGCAAAGAAGCCTTGATTATCTTGTAAAAAAACAATCATACCTGCTGCTGGTGATGTTATTGTAGCATCTCGTGCTGTTGCATCTGCAAAAGAACCAGGTGCTATTGAATTCGAAGCTTTAATATCTCCATTAACATCGAGTTTAGTACTAGGATCATCTTTACCTACACCAAAATTACCTTCCCAAGTAATAGTAAAGTTGTTGTCTGAAGTAGGATTACCAGCACCGTCAATAGTACCCATGCTAATTTTTGTTTTTAGATATGGATCTGTACCGTTTTGCTGTGCTGTTGACGTAATGTAAGATCCAGTACTTTGAAAGTCGCCTGCGTTTTTGTCTACAGAATCAAAATATATTGTACCAATATCTGTTTGTAATGCATCTGCAACCTGTGCTTGTCTAAATATTCTTATACCTACGTCTTCGGTTTCTGAAGAAACAAATTCAACGTCTTTTACATCACCCGAAAATGGATCAGTTAAACTAGCTGTAATTATAGAAGCATTAATGTCATCAGCTGTTAGTAACGGTGTATTAACATTACCTGTTAGGCCATCAACTACTGTTAAACTGTCATCTGTAAATACACTACCAATTAATTGGCCTGTTAGTGTTGCTGTATCATGGTTAAGAATGATGTTTAAATCTGGACCTACAACAGTACCTCTTACAGGCCCATCTACGCTACCAATGAATACTGGCGAAGCCCCACCTTGAATAATTGTTTGTCCGTTTTCGCCTCTTTTTAATTCACCTGTAAAGTTATCTAAAACTGTATGTGTATTAGTAGGATCTCTAACATCTACAAGAGCAGCTTTACTAAATTCGTCGATGATTAAATTACCTAGACCGTCGTATAATGTACCGTAAACATCACCTTCTAGTGTACCTCTTAGTGTATTTGTTACTGGATCAACTAGAATTGTACTATCGTTGCCTACTAAAGTAAGCCTATGAGATTGAGATTTGCTTAGAATATAATCAGCATAATCTTTAATATCTAAATTTTTCCATGTGTTACCGTCGTGTGTTAAAACGTCTCCGTATTTAGGAGTTCTAGTATATATAACACCGTTAATTTCGTTTAGCGTAATTGCACTAATTGCATCATCTACAAGATCCGTAGATGCTAAATTTTTCCAGTTGTTACCGTCATAAAAAAGTACATCTCCGTATACAGATCCTGTTAATAATACATCTAATATATCATCAAGTTCTAATGCAGATTGAGAATTAATCCATTCTCCTGTTGTTTGGTCATATCGTATTACATCACCATCTTGTAATGCAACAAAGTCTGTATCTAATAATCCTGCTAATGTATTGGAAACTTCCCCAGAAGTAGCAATAAGAACCCCGCCTTGTGTGTTTCCATCGCCTACATATAAGGACTTTGTATCCGTAACATAAACTAACTCACCTTCTAAAGGGGTTATTAACTGACGTTCTGCGTCTGTTCCTCTTCTTAGACGTAATGCCATTATTTTACTCCTGATCCGTTTATTATATATATTTATCTAATAAGTAGATATTACCTTTACTTTCTTTTCTTCATAAAAGTTTTAGTTTTACTTTTAATATCAGATATCATAGAAGGAGCGTCAATTTGGAAATCAATTTTTTTAATTTCTTCGTTGTTTTGATCAAAAAATTCTTCTAGTATTTCTTCTAAAGATGTTTCAGAATCTTCTAGAAGTTCCTGCCTAACATCTATTTCCCATATTTCGCCGTCGTGAAAGTAAACACTAACAAATCTAAGATACTCTATTGGAACAGCTTTTATCTCGATGTCTTTTAAAATTTCTGGCCATTGATCTACAATATGTTCAGGAAGTTTATCCGACACCTTCTTCGGCCTTTGTTTTGGCTTTCTTTTTTGTAGGCACTAGCTCTTCGGCCTGCTCGCGAAGTCTTTTTGCTTCTTTAAACATAGCATCTGCTTGTGATCTATATTGAGCTGCTAAATCTTCATCTGATAACACACCGTCTGTACTAGTTGCTTCTGCGCTAGTTGTGCGTTGTTGCTGTCTAGCTGCTGGAGAGTTGTCTTGTACAGCCAAATCTGCAACAGTAACTCCTTTTTGTCCAGCAATAACTTCGTTTAGTTCTGATAATTTAATTACTGTGTTAGAGTTAGGAGTCATTTCGACATCAGCAGTTGCAACCTTAACCATTTTGCCAGTAGTATGCAATGCAGCTAACATAATTTTACCATCTGGCATTCTAGAACGTGCCATAGCATTTGCAAGATGCTCTTCTGATTGGCCTGCATCAGATTCAACTAGTTTCATTAGTGCATCGTGTTCTTCGGCCATTAGGTTTTCTGTAGTAACAACAATACAATTATCCGGTTCATCGGGTACTACTCTATAAGCTACTACTATTTTTCTTTTATTCTTAGCCATGCGGCCAACGTGTTTTAACATAATTTCCTCCCTTAGGATGTTTGAGTTTGTTGCGTTACGGCAACTGCTCCTAAAAATTGTTCTAATTTATTATAAGTTTGACCAACTGTAACCATTTCGTTTGGTTTAAATGCTCCACGTTGGCTAGCTACGTCAATAATACTTTTCAAAGCTTGTAGATCGTTTACTGTCAAATCAGGTGCATTACTTTCAGTTGCCGGTGCTTCTTGAGTTGCAGTTTCTTCTACTTTAGTTTCATCGCTCATATTTTATTCTCCTATACAATTATATATGCGCAGTTTATTTAGTTATACTTTAAATGTGGACAAGCTAACATGAAATAACTAAGTTCTTTTGAATCTTCAAAAGAAACAGTTAATAATATTTTTTTACTGTTGTTTGATACTTTAATATTTTTTCCGACATAAAAACGTTTTTTAAGATTTTTTTTAATCCATTTGATTAAAGAATCTTCTAAGTTATATCTTAGTGTAATGTCCACACATTCGAAATGCGGCGGCGAAAATCGAAGCTGTCTCGCCTCGAGTATTTCTAATGGTTTTAATGTTTTTTCTTTAATCATGCTGCCTTATCGTAATGCACGGTAGTACCAAACGGTGCCTGTAAATTTTGATCGTGGTTAGAGTGAATTAAAAAGATTGATTCGCAATAGTCAGGATCACCCCAACTATCCCAAGCATATCCGTCTGTGAACATAATGAACTTTTTAGGAACAATGTCGTTTTCTTTCATATATTCCCAATTACACATAAAATCAGTGCCGCCTCCGCCTTTAATTTCGTAATCCATTAAGTCTTCACCACCGTCTGCACTGTAACTTTGTTCATTGTATACAGCAGTGTCAAAGCACCAGATTTTAATATTATAATCTTTAAATTCTTCCATGATGCCTTTTACTTCGCCTAAGAAATCAGATGCTTGCGAATTGCCAATTGAACCACTCATATCAAGAGCCAAACAAATGTCAATTGTTTCGTCAAAGTTTTGACCTGGAAGTACAGCACCTACGTGCCAACCTTTACGTGAAGGACGAGAAAAAGTAAAGTCATGCTTAATAATACTTTGGATTTGCTGACGAAGCAGTTGACGCCAGTTCATCTTAGGCTCAGTAAGCTCTTTGATCATACGCTGAACACCTGCAGGAACGTTACCTGCACCAGCACTTTGCGCTGCCGAAATCATATTTTCTTTAATTTCGTCACGTATTTTACGTAAGTCTTCTTTAGAATACTTTGGTTTTTTCTTGCTTACACCGTTGCCATTTACATCTTTTTCTTCGCCAGCATCGCCGTCGGCTGCACCATCGCCTTCTTCTGGATCAAGGTGTTCGTCTAACAATTCTCCTAATTGACGTAACTGTTCTTCGTCATACTTGTTAAAGATATCTTCGTATACTTCTTCGGAAGTCCAATTATCGTATTTAAAATCTTGAAAGCAATCAACAATACTAGGTTTTTCACCAATTTTGTCTCTTACCAAAACATTGTTTACAATATAGTCTTGTGCAATGTTACTAATCATAGGATCTAAGTTACGATCCTGCCAATTTCGACGTTCTAGGTGATCAAATACACAGTGCAAAATTTCGTGTGCAATAACAAACTCAATTTCTTTATTGTTCATAGCATTAAAGAATTGAGTGTTGTAGTAAAGATTTTTGCCATCAACGGCAGCAGTAGGACACCAATCATCGGCAGCGAGTATTTTTAATCTAGTTGCCATATTGCCAAAAAATGGGTGACGTAATAACAAACCTACTCGTGCAACAATAATGCGGTCGTATACTTCAACACGCATTTCTTCTAGTTGTTCAGGAGTAATATTTGGATCAGGTTGCCAGTTTTTTAGTTTACTAGCAGTATTTTTTTCGCTTACTAAAACAGCCATTTCATTTGCCCTTCTGTTTACCATTTTCTATACATATAGTATAACAGTATTTAATGAATTTGTCAACCAAAAAAACAAAGCCAAACGGCCTCAAAAGAGACCGTTCGTTTTGTATCTTAAGCAGTCTGTGCTGCCTTAATATATTTGCCATAACGATCGTGAAATTCATCAAAACATTCAACTTCATCTGGATCAATGGGTAGTGAATACTGTGTTAGTGCAAGTTTAATTCCCATTACAACTAGTTCTGTATCAAAGTTATCCATTGCAAAACGCAGAAAGTTGTTAACTTTGTTGTCAAACTTTTTATCGTTCTTGTCTGACGCCTCTTTTAACTCATAGCAAAGAGATACTGTAAGTGAATACATTGCACTAATTTCTTTGTTATGCAAGTCTTTGACTTTACCTGCTAAGATATCTGTTGGATTAGGCATATCCGAAGCAATTTTGCGATGTGCCATAAACTTAACAGCTAGTCCTTCACCTACTGCACCCGAAACTAGATCTGTAGTGGTGTTTTCGTCAATTTTATCTTCAAGTAATTCTGATACAAATGACCACGAACGAGGCGTTGCAAAAGAACGACTAGATGATTTCGGATCAAAATCATATAGATCCTGTTTACTAAATTGCAAATAACCTACAACATCTGAATGAATGTTATTATCAACAGCCCACTCAAACCAGTCATCAAATGATACAGTCATTTCCAAGTGGATAAAGCGATTAGCAAGCGGAGCAGGCATACGGTAAGTAACACCTTTGTCTGCTTCACGGTTACCTGCCGCAACAATCATAACATTGTCTGGCAATTTATAAGTACCAACCTTGCGGTTAAGAATAAGTTGATAAGCCGCTGCCTGTACAGCAGGAGCCGCAGAGTTCATTTCGTCTAGGAACAATACAATATTGTCGTATTGTGCCGCAAACTCTTCTGAAGGAAGTTCTGCAGGCGGTGCCCATTGCATTGTGCTAGTATTAGAATCAAAGTACGGAATACCTTTAATGTCAGTAGGATCCCATAGTGACAAACGAACATCGATCAAATGTGAGTTAGGCAAACTGTTTGTAATTTGCGCAACAATATCAGACTTACCAATACCTGGAGGTCCCCAAAGGAAGATAGGACGTTGTTTTGTTAGTGCATGCTTAACTGATGATTTAGCAGTTTTTGGTGTAACTGTACGAGTTGCTACGGTTTCCATAATTTAAGCCCTTCTGTATTTGCTAAGTATGTATATATAATAGCATCACTACAGCAAAAGTCAACCTTTTTCATAAAAAAGATTAGCTTAATAATCAATAGCTTACAATTTTTTTCCAGTAATCTGTAAAGTATATCTAGTATTTTGTCCTAAATTTGCAGCCATATGTTCCATTTCATGACTCCAAATGACATAATCGCCCGCTTTATAATCAATTATAGGAGTGTTATCAATCTCAAAATAATGGCCACTTTGCCAGTCTTCTAAAGCAACAATTGCTCTCCAAACTTGATTCTTTTTGCAATTAAATATTCTACAATATGTTTCAAAGTGATCTACATGTTTAGGCATAACAATACCAGACTTCATTTTGTAGAATGTAAATCCACAATCAAATAACCCTATTTCATTTTGCATATCATTAACCCAATCGGGCATTTGATCTTGTTTAGCAAACATGTCTCCTGTAAAAGTATTGTAAGTGTAACCTTGTCTTCGCCAATATTCTACATCTGCAGGATGTGCTTCTTTATGTGTATAATTAAATCTTTTGTATTCTTCTTTCCATTTTGGAGTTATGTGTCCTCTATTCCACATCTTTGCCTTGCCTTTTCATTGCTTTTATAATGCCGTATTTACGTAAATCTCCACTAAAGAGAGTTAGCTCGACAGCTTTCTTTTCATTAGTTACAGTTATACTTCTATTTGTAAGAAAATATGGACAATCAATAAATTGATCTAAAAATATAATAACTTGTGTAGTAAGTGGCATATCTTTAGGATATGGTATATCATAAACTTCTATGCCAATTTCTTGTAAAGTATTATATCCTTCTTCTGTTAAACGTAAGCCGCCTTGTGATTTATTTCTAGTATTTTGCCACCATATAGGCATGTATTGTTTTAGATTAGCATCACTAATAGCTAATCCTTTTTCTTTTAGAAAAATCTTAGTATATGCTTCCTTATTCATTCGTCAACTTTTTCGCCATCTGTGAGTTTTACAACAGTAAAATCATCACAATTAAACATATCGTTTAATTTTTTGGCTAGATTATGTGCATGACCTGGATTAGAAAAAGCAGTTTTTTTATACTTAGGACCAGGATAATTTGTGAGGGCATTTGAACTTTTAAGATTAAAAGCTTTATTCATATAGAATACAGCCCAAATAGCTTCAGCTTCTAGGACTTGTTCGCTTCTATATGTTTTGTTGTTTACTTTTTCTAATAATATATTTGGCTTTGGCCTACTCATATGCGTATCCTTTGTATAATATACGCATATATTTATCTCTTTATAAGTTATATGAGTAGTTTATTCAAAACTATTGCCGCCGTCCATTGTAATATTAATAACTTCTTCGGTATTATTAGATTTATTAATAAGTTCTTCAAGATCAGAAGTTAACCTACTCATAACAATACCTAAAGTAAATGCAAGATTTTTTGCCTGCTGAATATCTATCTTAACTTCTTTTGCTCTGCTGTTTTCAGCACTCTTTACCTGTTGAATAAACTGTTGTATAGGTATAGTGTTTAAAGGACTATTTGTTGACACGACTTAACTCCTGACGCATTTCTAATTCTGTTTTAAAAGGACCTTTAAAATTATAACGTTCTACAGTAATTAGTTTAGGACAAAACGATTTAACCCATCCTTTGTCAAAACAGATTACATAGTATCCCGCACAATACATACTTTTAGAGTTGTCACTTTTTGTAAACAACGGTAGTTTTCTTTTTACATCATACATAGAATTAAAAGGTGTTACACTTGTTGGATAACCGTGTACTATTTTATCTTTGTCTACAGTTGTTATATTTGTGTCATTAGTAACAAAAATCATTTCTGTGCCAAACTTTTTTTTCATTTGGCGAGTGTTATCAAAGAAACAAGTCTCTGCTGTACTTGAAAACATATAACGATCGTCATTCCAGGAAAGTGTTCCAACTCTTTGATCGTCTTCTTCAACAATCCAAAATTTATCTTTTAATACTGATTTTGCTTTTAATGTCATTTAGGGTATCTCGCTTGTAAAGGTTCTGCAAAAGATGCTGCTTGGTCTGCAATTCGTTGCATATCCCACTTGGCACAAAACTTCATAAGGCGCATACCAACCTGTGATATGTTCTTAGGTTCTACTTCTGCAATAGTGTTATTAATTATCTCTCTAATCTCTGTAGGTTGTGCAGACAAATCACACAATGTAACGTTGCGATTGTAATCGTCTAGTACACGGTGCTCATCACCATTATGATCAACCCAACGCTGTAGCATCATATTATTCCAGTTGAAGCCTTTTGTACTTTTATCTTCAAACGCTTCTATAAGACCAACTTTGTTCTTTGTACCTTTTTTTCTAACACCTGGATAAGCAGAGAAAACATTGTCACTTGTATCACCTCGCATACATTTTTCAAATAGTAGCCATTGCGGATCAGGAGCACCTTTAGGCTCTTTAGTTTTCTTATCTACAACAGGTTTACCTTTGTCGTCAAAGTAGCCTTCGTGTGTAATAGTTGTATTGCTAACACCGTTGTACTGTTTTACGTTAGGAGCAATCAATTGTGCAAAGTCACCGTCTGTGCTAATAATAACATGATTGTCATTAGGATGTGATTGTACCCAACCAGCAATCAAATCATCTGCTTCTAATTGCGGATGACGCATCATAGTACAGTTAGTTTTTGTGCCAATAAAGTCTTTGAATTCATCAAAGATTTCCCAAAACACAGTATCTTCTTCTTGCTGTGCAGGAGTCATTGCATCACGAGTTTCTTGTCTGTTACGCTTGTAAGGCTCATAATAGTCCTTACGCCAACTGCGTCCTTCTAAACAGAATACAACATGATCTGCATTAAAGTCTTGCCATGCTTTCTTTACACTGTTAAGTGTAATGTGTAGAGCCATACCTACTTTAGTATCCAAATCGCCACGCACTACATGACGAGCTCTAAAGAAAGTGTTTGCTGTATCTACTAAAATATAAGTGCTCATTTGTCCTCACATACATAAGTCTTCATATAAACTATTATATTGTCTATGTTTACTTTTGTCAAGTTTAAAAACAGGAATATATCCAAAGAGCTTTTTAAAAATCATGATACTTCGCTTTTGCCTTTTGATATAGGAACAACATTAATATAACCAGCACCTCTATCAGTACTTTGCCCTTCGGCTTCTAGCATATTGTAAACGATATCACGGAACCAACGATCTACAATTTCTTCTTCTGGATCATTGTCTACACCGTAACCATTTTCAATTAGTTGTGCAATAAAGTATTTGTTCCAGTCAAGTTCAAAGAAACCGTTGCGAACGTTATCTTCATTTACTTTAACATCTAATACACTGACCCAAGGTTCTTTACGCCTAGTGGCATATTCTTTAGGATCTTTCTTTTTAAGAAGAGCCATTTCCTGCTCTTCTAGTTCTTTTTCTTTTTTTGTGATGCCTGTTATGTCTTTTAAAAATTTTTTCATAACTGCCTCCTTACTTTTTCATATTGTTCTTCTGTGATCTTTTTACCACGTAGGATTTCAAGATCTTCTTCACTAAGTCCCCCAGGCATTCCCGAATAGCGATATGTGGAGTCTTGGAGTGAATCGCCATCCTCTCGCCATACAGGCTTCTGCCACGTCTTTAACGTTGAGGGAATATTCTTCACTGCGTCCACCCAACGGCATAAGATATACTGGACATTGTAGCCCGGCACTTTTGTAAGCGTCCACAGCCCTGCTAACTTCGTCAAAATCATCTTGAGTAGCGACAACAAACTTAAGATAAATGTCACTGCCGTTAATATGGCTATACTGACTAGCGACAGCAGGCAGTATAGCAGTATCCCAAGGTTCTCCTGAAACACTAAGTTTTGGGGAACAAGACCACGTAACTGTAAATCTTGTTTGATTGTTGAGATAGTTGTAGAAATCGTCATGTAGACGTTGTGTAGTGTTTGTTTCAAATGTAACATTTTTTAAGTCCTGCATCTTTGGATGCTCAAATAAATCTATGTAGAGCTTTTGCCACGCTAACAAAGGTTCTCCACCTGTTAATATCAAATGGATGTCTTGACCATTATCCATTGTCCACTTACCTTCTGGAGTAAGTGAAAGAAGATGTTCAACCACTTCGTCTACTTCTGCAAGTTTATTAAAGTGTTTAAACTCTGGATAGATACTTGCATATGTGTCACAGCCTGTGTGGATGATAGGCAAGTCGTTAAACTCTTTTGTAGTCTTGTGAACATCTTTTGCAATTAGTTCTGCAACTTCATCGTTGTATTTTTTACCTTCTTTGTGTAGTGTCCAACGATCTTTTGTTTCACCTGTGCCAAAGTTCATACAACGAAAGTTACAACCAAAAGTTCTTAAGAACACACTAGGGACTCCAACAAACTTGCCTTCGCCCTGTACACTGTAAAATGCTTCTGAATAACGTAGCTTCATAGTGGCAACCTTCCTGTGTACAATTCAATTCCTAAACCTATCATACCCATTACAAACACTGCTATAATAAACACTTGTGCTATGCGCACTGCAATATAATCACCCATTAGCAGCTGAACTCCTGTTGTAGTTTAATGTTGTCAAAGAACTCTTTCTTTGTACCGGGATCATCTTTAAACGCACCTTTAAGTACAGTTGTTTGTGTCAATGAACTATGTGCCATAATACCGCGATTCTCACAGCAACCGTGTGTTGCTTGAATGTAAACACCTAAGTGTTCTGCACCAGTTGCTTTTTGGATTTCACGTGCGATGTCGTTTGCAAGTTCTTCTTGCAGTGTACCACGTCTAGCACACCACTGTGCAATACGTGTGTATTTAGATAAGCCAATTAATTTGTCTGCGGCAATAATACCAATATATGCAACACCTGCTACTGGCTGGTGATGATGTGAACACATACTTTTAAGTTCAGAACGCACTACAAGCATACCTTCGTAACGTTCATCTGAGTCGTTTGGAAATGCTGTTGCATCTGGTGCAGGATCGTAACGTCCTGCCATAATCTCATTAAAGTACATTTTAGCAAGACGTTTTGCTGTGCCTTTAGAGTTAGGATCGTTATGACGATCAATTAGTAGTGCATCAAGTACACCTTCAAATGCTAGTGTAGCATCATCAATAAGTGCTTCTTTGTCACCGTTTTGTAGGACTTCTGAAATATTATCGCCTGCCCAGTAACGGATACCAGCATCTTCTAGTTTTGCTTTAATTTGTTCTGCTTTGCTCAATTTATATTCTCCGAGTTAAAGACGAGGATGTCTTATTGTTTATATTATATACTTTATTTAGGTTTTTGTCAAACATTTTTTTTAATTAAAGGTATTAAATCATGAGGCTTGTCAGTCATATACCCATTTTGCGTTTGTAAAACTGATATTGGCCCTACGTCAAATGCTATAGTAACTCTATAACCATCATTTTCCCAGGGCGAAGCTCTATGCAAATCATCTTCAGATTTTCCAAATACACAATATCCATTCTTACTTAATACTCTAAATCGATTATCCCAGTACCCTTTTATAAGATAGTCTGTATAAGAATGATTTTCGCCTTCTACATTAACACAATAAAATCCGTGATAAGCTCTACTATCTTTACCCCAATGTTTGTGCCAATCTATATTTTGACCAGGTTCAAATAAATTAACCCAACACCGTATGTAATAATCATCTTCTCTCATCACTGAATATAATTTTTTAGCCATATTATTGTATAGCTTATATAATTCAGTACTGGGAAAACTAAAAAGATTATAATGTCCGTGGTAATAGGATGTTGGACATCCATAAACTCCTGTATCAGGAACAGGAGGAAAATTATCATCTATATAATTTCCTACATCAAAACAGGTCTGTAACAATTTGTTATTATCAATATCGTCAAATTTAAATAGCCATAGATAATCATCTACTAGAACTTCGTTATCCATTTTTAAAGGATTAAATTCTATAACTTTATCTGGAATTGGTACAGTATTCATTTACGTCCTTTCAAGAGTGCTTATATCATATTCTGTAAATCCAGAAGAAAGTCTAGTATAATCTCCTTTACCGGGAACACAATGACGTATACCTCCTTTTGGATTTTCGCAATCTCCGTGTCTACGGAATATTAAATGTACATGGGGATACATGCAAGTTTGTCCCGCACTTTCTCCTGCATTAATTCCTACATTATAACCTGTAATATTATTTGCTAAACTTTGAACATTTTGATTGCCCATTTCTACAGCAAATTTAAAACAACGCATGATGTCATCTACAGTGTTTTGTTTTGGAACAACTAATGTATGACCTTCTGTAACTGGAAACTTGTCTTTGTATACAACAAAATCCTTTGTGTTATATTCTACATCAGTCCAAGGTGCACGACCTTCTTGTTGAGCTTTTTCTAAAGTATCAATCATTAATTATTTTTCCATACACTTGCGTAGTAGCCTTTTCCGTTAGTATCGCCACCATTATTATCAATTTCAACACCGTCATATACAATTGATGTAATACATTCTTCGCCGTTGTCATATTCGCTACAATGAAACTCAAGTTTCTTAGGATCAAACTCTCCTACGGTTTCAATTACGCCATCAAAGAACGACCCTTTTTCACTTGAATACATCTGTGCAATATACTCTACATCTTCACCAGCATAACACTCTTGTGAATCCCACATTTCTACATTCCAATCTGTTTCTTCACCAATTCGTTCACACAAGTCTTGTACACCTTCACGATTCATTACTTCACGAACAACGTTTGCACTATAGTCATCGCTGTCTACTTCGTCAATGTCCATATATGCACTACCAATTTCAACACCCCATTGATGCTCATATTCAGATGGTGCTTCGTACCAAGATGACTTGTAATCGTCGGCGCCATAACTAGTTAGAAAGTCTGCTTCAGGCGGGACACTATCGATGTTTTCGTATTCTTCTTCATCCTCGTCTGATACAAGATAGTTAACAAAGTCACTGTCACCGTGTTCTTCGCAAATAGGTTGCCAAAAGTCGTGTGCTTCTTTTGTAATGCTCATATAAGCCGCTTCGCCACCGTATCCTGAAATGTGAATGCGGTAGTATCGTGGACCTTTGATTGTTTCTACTAGTTCTACCTTTTCTTCTGTTGTTGCCATTTTACGACTCCTTAGTTCTTTCTTTCAATGCCTAATTCTCTTTTTAGTTTCGCAATCTGTCTACGTCTTGCAAAAATTCCAGATTGAATACTGTTTATATGATTACCTTTTGCATTGTTTTCTTGTGCTTCTTTTAGCTCTTCAAGTCTTGCTTGTATACTACTCTCTAAACCTTTGAGATAATTTAATTTATCTTGTCGTTCTTTTTCGTTCATTTCCCTACATTCTCCCAAGGATATACAAGCCAAACATCTTCTTCTGCTTTATTAACTTCGTGTACGTAATAACGTACACCATCAAAGTTGCTAGAAAGATTTTCTGTAATAACAGCAAATCGAACATTAGGATTTTGTCCACCCCAAACACTGTTCCACGCATCTTCTTCATTGGGCAAACATCCGCTCATCCAGTCCTGTTTAATCCAGTTGAATGTAGCACCAGTATCGTTGATATCGTCTACAATAAGAATGTTCTTGCGTAGTTTATTATCCCAGCGACAAGTTTCTTGTTCTTCTATAGGAATATAGCCAAACGCATCTTCTGCCATCCAGCAGTTAGATTCACTGCTTTCACCGTCGTAGTTATCACGCAAACTAACCTTTAGTGCTTCGCAACGTACACCTAACATATTAGATAAAATAGTAGCAGGTACGTTGCCGCCTCGAGTAATACCTACAATATAGTCAGGCTTCCAGTTGTCGTTATACATTTGTAATGCAATGTTTAGGCAAGCACGTTCTACATCCTGCCACGAATAATAGTGCTTTTTAACGTTCATATTTTTCTCTCATATATTGCTCGTGTTGAATCCATTCGCCTTTACGTAAGAATCCCCAATCTCTTAGCTTAGGACCTGGGATGAATAAAGTCCATACATCAACGCCAGGTTCAAGCTCAACACGGTGAAGGCTATGACAGCTGGCAATCCGTAACGTGCCTGCGCCGCGCCAAAAACGGCCATTTGGTGTATGTTCCCAATAACCACCTTTAATGATAAAAGTGATAAAAGGCCAAGGGTGATCATGTAAATCATCTAAGTCTCCTTTGTGGAAATTGTGTAAAAAAATGTTAAAAGGAAACCATTTCCTTTCTTTTAAAAACAAGTAATACCTAGTTAGGTATGGCTCGTTATTGTGTCTATCCATTATAACTCTTTTACGACCTAATTTCTCTAGCCAGTTTAAAAATTTAGAACGGAAGGTCATCGTCTATTTCTCCTGCTTTTTTCTTACCTTCGTAATCTTGTTTAACCATATCGTATACGCTTTTAAAGTTGCGCCAAACTTTTTCTAGTGCTGGATACTGTTTACACATACGTTCAACTTTATCTGGGTCAATTTGGTTATAATTATAAATCCAATCTGTGTTAAACTCAGTATTATGCCCGTCTATTGTAATGGTATCATTGCTTGTTAGTGTAAATGTACCATCGCCAGTAGACATAGTTATATCAGTTACACTATCGCCTGCCCAATACGTTGTAGTAGTACCCATGTTAATATCACCTAGATCGAGTGTAATATTATCAGAAGTATCTAAGATATCATCTAACTTTAAATCACTAATATCTATAGTAAATGTATCATCCTTTGATTGCGTCATACAATGCTGCTCCGCTAAAGAAATCTTTGTTTAGTTTAGTTCGTTGCTTGTCTAAACTTACAAGGTAATCGTCATAGTTTTCCATATAGTCACGAATCTTAGCAACAACTTCTCCTCTATGTTTGCGATAACTAGCAAAGTCTTCAGTCCACACACTAGGATACTTAAACTCAGGCAGTGCCATTTCTGTATAACTCAGTCTATCAGGAACCATTGGAATAGCATTTACAAGTGCGCCTTCATACCAACTAATACCAAGTGTTTCCTGCAAGTTAGCTGAGAACACCATTTTAGCTTCGCCTAGCAAGTTGTGATATTCGTTCTTAGTAAGTTCACGTTCTTGGCACACTACAAATTCATATTCAGGAAGTTGCTCTGATAGATCACGGAAGATATCAACTTGTTTTTCTGGAGCAATGCGATGCGGAAAGAGTATAAGATTGCGTTTGTCCATACCGCTGTAAGTAACAAGGCTTTCTTTTAGATACTCCATAGGCCAACCTACACGTTGAGTTGTTTCGTAAAAATCTATTACTTCTTCAGTTGTCCAGTGATCATTATTATTTTTATCTAAAATAGTATCAACAAACATATCGATATGAAAATCTGTTGCAAAGAAGTTGTTATCGTATGTGTAGTACATGCTTTTTTCAGCATGTCTGACCCAAGGCTTATCGCCTATGAGCCTACCTAGGAAATCATGTGGATCATAAGAACCAGCATGCCAAAGACCACCAATTCTAATGTCGACCCCAAGGAGTTCAGCCATGTAGCGCAACTGGATAACAGTTGGGTTCCACGCATCCGTATATAGGAAATAATCTCCATCTTTAATTTCTCCTTTGCAAAACATTTCACCAATTTGTTCGAGCTGTTTGCTCTTGTACACATTGGTTCCACCAAAGTTAAGAAAAGCCCCAGGCGTAGTTGCCTGAGGCGTTTCCCCTCCACTAATTACAACAACTTCATTATTCGTAGCATGTTGCAGTTGCGTAGGAAGAAAGTCCTTCCACTGCTTTGTGTAACGTGTGTCTACTGCTTCAATGTCTACGATATAAATTGTCATTAGCTTCTCCTTTGTACTTGATTCCTATTATTATTTCGAGCTTTAGCTCTCAACCAACCTTGGTGCTTTTTGTATGCACCCCAAACCCATGATTTATCGTTGTATAAATCTGCTTCATTGAAGGGCTTGCCTTCAAAGCGACAATAGTCGCGAAACTTGTCCAAGTCGTCAAAAATCTTTTGTACCGGTGGAAAGTTATTAGCCATTTTAATAATCCTCTTATGATGGTTATGACCTTGGGTAAAAAATTGAACAGCCGTTTTCGTTGTCTTCAGCAACACTAATTTCTACAAACCGGCCTGGATATTTGTTAGAAATTTCTTGATACAAGTCATCTGCAATCATCTCACATGACTTGTGGTTAAGTTGTAGTACTGCTGTAGAACTATCTACTTCTGCATACAACCGTTCCATCCAGCGTTTAAACTGAATGAATTCAATGTCGCGATCGTTATGAAATACTTCAATACGAACACGAAAGTGGAAAATATGACGATGTGGAATACCAAGGAATGATACATCATCCCAATCGCCAGTTGCTAGTTTAGGATCTGTGTCAGCACCTGGGTACATATGTACCCCTTCTTTTGAAAAGGTTACCCAAATACTACGTTCTGCATTTTGCATTGACATTTTTTTATCTTCTTCTTTCATTCTACGTTTCATATATTCATAATATCGTTCTTGCATATTATTACTATACTTTCTTTATAGAGGTTTGTCAAGTTCGTATTCACTCCAATCAGTGAATTTTTTATCGTCCATTAGATTGTGTAGTCTATGACACCAAACACCTGGATTAGTTGCTTTAAAATCTCTGTCATCGATTTTAATCATAGTGTTATAATTATATTGCTTGATGTAAGGAAGTGGAATGCGGATTTGTGGAATAAACAAATCTGTTTCAATCATTGTAGTTTCTAGTAATGCTTCTGCGTGACTGAACGGAACATCTAGTGTACAAGGTACACCCTTTTCTAAAAAGTATTCAATCATGTTTTCCCATTCTTCCCATGCATCTGCATCTTTTGGAAAATTAACGCCAGGATTAAAACTATGATTAGCACCAAAGAAAATATGCTCACATTCTTGTGTTGCAAAATGTTCAAACACTGTTTCAATATCTTGAACGCCAGTTACAAATAGTGTTTTCTTGCCGTAAGCAGGTGTACGTTCTACTTCAATGCCTGTAAAGAACACAACATCGTCGTGTTCACCGTTTTCGTAATCTCTTTTCATTCTAAGCCTTTTTGTATCAAGTAAGCGTTAATACGATGCATTTCGTCTTTTAAATAGAGTTTCATAGTTTTCATTCTACGAACTTCGTCTGTTACTGTTTGATTATTATAACGTTCGATTAGCTCGTTGTCAAGTTCTCTATGTTTTCTCTCTAATTCCTCGTAATGAGCTCGAAGTTTATCTTCTTCTGTTTCATAGTTGCTCATTCTCCATTTCCTCCAATTTATGTTCCTCTGCTTCTGTGAATAAACCATCTTCGTGATCATTTTCTGTCTCTGGTTCTTCTACGTCAAAAAGCGCATTAAAGTGTGTACTAGCGTTTACAGTTTTCTTACCTACTGCACCTCGTGTACCTGGAATAGCCATCCAAAACTTAGAATATTCTTCAATTAGTGCAAGAGCAGCGTCTTTATTGTCTTTTGCAAAAATTTCGTTCACAACATCTTTGAACAAGATTCTATCAAAACGTTCTTGGACAAGCATTCTCGGAATGCATCCATTGTCGTATTGTCTGTTAGCTTCTTGCACTGCATTTATGTGGCTCCACACATTATGTCCCATTTGGATAGCGTAACTAAAACTATCCCACGATGTCTTTCCTTCTTTACCTATTTTATTTAAGTCTCCTGGAGCATAAGTGCAAACGTCTGATACTTTGAGTTCAGCGGTAAGCGGTGAGTCTTCAAAGTTTTTAAATATCCCATCTGATATAACAGCGTCTCTAAAGATACGGTTGTCTGTAGCATATTTCTTATCGTCAACTGACGGCACCATACGATACGTCCATTTGCTTCTGTCTTCAGTTTCGTTTTGAATGTAGATCTGTCCGTTCGCGGTTGCGAGGAAAGGACTAGCACAGTCAAAGGTAATAGTAAAGTTTTCATTATAGTTTTTCCGTACAGCACGTTGAATGTCAGTAAGCAAACAAGCCCACTCTAGCTTTGATGTTCCTAAGAAGTGCATTACATCGTGAATGCCTTTTTCTAGCAAACCGTCAAAATGCATAGTTACAATACGTTTAAGCACTAGATGTACATCACACATATTCTGTCCACCCATTGCCCAACCATTAAAGTGATTGTCTGGATACTGCTTAGGATCACAGTACTTTTTCATACGATCATACCAGTCATCTGCTTCAGCGTGATTCTCACCCTGTAGAACATTTAAGAACTTACAAGCACCTGTACGATTAGCAATCCAGTAGTCATTGTTAATGTATGTGCCTTCAACAGCTTCCATATAACTAGTAATACCAGTTGCTTCTCTACCCGCAGGCGAGCGACATACCCAGGCAGGAATATCAAGGATCATACCATAGTCCATATAAGCATCCATCCAACGGAGAACTTGTTCTCTTTTCTTTTGTGCTTTAGGACAATTAGGATTCTTCCAGTCACCTTCCCACACGCCTTTACCAATCTGGAAACCACCTGAGTCGCCTAGTATCCAAGAGTTTTGTCTATCTCTATTACGCACCATATCTTCTTTAGGTGCATGTTTGTTAATGTCTAGTTCAGCGTGTCCTGCAGAGTAAAGTGTCCACTGGTACTGGAATTGACCTTCTTGCTTGTTAAGATAGTTTAAACTCTCTACACCGTGTGTAAAGTTTGAAGGGATACGTGACTTATCTACATATTCGTTATAACGCTGTTTGCCCACGTAAGTGGCATAGAAGCCACTTAGTGCTGGGAGAAATCTAGCGTAGTCATTTTGTGATGCAGTTAAGTCTTTGCGCATATTTTACTTACTCTGTGCTGGTAGGATGTAATCGTATGTTGCCATACCTGAGTTTACGCTAATCTTCATAGCACCTTGATCTGAAATGCTCATGGTCAAATCGCCGTCTAAGCTCAAAATACTTTGTACCTGCGCTACTGGCCAACTCCAGATGTGTTGTAGCGCACCTTCTACACCGTGTTGGAATACAAACTCACCTGCGTGTGTACTAGCATCACCAAACGAAAATACTAAGTTACCGTCTACAGTTTTAACATTGAATGTAGGCTCTTCACTATGTGCTGCACTCATGAGCTTCATACGTGCAATGCTTGCTACACTAGGTTGTAGTGTTACATTCCAACTTGCGCCTTTGAACTTAACAGTTTTTAGTTTTTCTTCAATGATTGCTTTATTCATAAAGCGGTAATCATTTTCAAAATCGCCTGCTGCATTTTCAAAGTGAATGTGTGTTGGAATAGTTTCGCCGTTGCGTTCTGCTTGTACTACATCAATTTTTGCATTGTCTTTGTACTCTGGATTTTTTAAATGCAATGCAAGTTTATCTAAGTTAGGCATACCAAATGTGCCTACAAACTCTGCTACGGGTGAATGTGTTTCTGCTGACAAAATAACACTACGGTCTTCTGCCATTGAATCAATTGCTGTGCCTTCGTCGTTGCTAACTTTAACTAGACTAAGAAATCCTAGTGCATGAGTATGTGCTACTACGTCTTGTAAAATATCTTTCATTTGTATTTCTCCATTGATTTAATTTATTATATTACATTTTTTATGTTTTGTCAACATCAATTTTTCTAAAAGACTTTGTTATATGCTTTCTATGACTGGCATGATAAAAACCATCGCCACGTTCGAACCATGTAATCATCCAATCATTTTCAAAGTCTTGTTTAGTAACAGGCTCTTCGTCGTCAATAAAACTATCTACCATAGAAGGATGTGAAAGAATTGTAAGATTTTTTTCATCCATTAATTCATACAATCCTATATGATTTCCGTGAACACACATTTGCCATGCTGCGCCACCTAAAAGTATATTACTTTTATCTTGCAAATTTTTGTACAAATCGTAATACGAAACAATATCTTCAATATGTAATTCGCTATTAGATTTTGTTTTGCTATGTAATTTATATTTTAAACGAGGATCAGTTTGGGTTTCAGGTAAGCCTTTTGTTGCAAATAACACTTGATCAAATTCTTGTGTTCTTAAAAATGATAAAAGACTATTGTGAAACTTTTTTTGTTTTTTTGCTCTTTCATCGTCTTTCCAAAAATTCGGAGTCCAACAATCAACTAACAAAACTGCATCAAATTTCTTCATACAAGAAACCTTTATTTTTTAAAAATTCTTTTACAGTGTGTTTTGGTTTCCAACCTAAACTTGACAATTTCATAATATTAGCTTGTGTCCTTTGTCTTTCCCCCGGTGTATTTAGGCGAATAGGCAAATCTGGTCTTATATTTGAAATTTTTACACAAGTTCCGGTGCCAATATCAATAGGACCTTGTATTCTATTGTCGTTCATAATCATTCCAATAGCATTGCACAAATCTTCTATGTGTATAAAATCTCTTTCATGATTAGTAACATATTCAAGCTTATTGTTTAACAGTTTGTCAAAAAACATATTTGCTCTAGGAATATCACCGTAAACAGTATGAAATCGCATAAAACAAACATTAGAGTGAGGAATGTATTCTATTATATTTTTGCTTGCAGCATAAGGATTAAGATGTGGTTCGTATTGCGAACTGGATCCAGCAACTAATACACGAATATTTTTATATCTTTCTAGTATACGTTTTGTGCCTTCTACATTATTATACCAATAGCGTTTTGGATTGTCCATGCTTTCTCTAACACCGCCTATACCAGCAAGGTGTATAACCATATCTACATCAGGTAATTCGCAAGTTAGTATATCTTGATCTTCATGTTCTTTTACATCAAGACCTATAATATCGTAGTCTTTTAAGAACTTACAAAGCTGTGTGCCTATAAATCCTTTATGACCTGTTATTAAAATTTTCATTTAATTTCCTCCATGTGTCTTTCCAATCTTGCACATGATAATTTTCTCCTTTTATATTAGCCTGTGCTAATGGATAATCGTTACCGTTTTGGTGCATTGCATCGCCAAAGAACACAATAACATCATCTTTATCAAAGTCATTTAAAATTTGACTTTTGTCTGCTCCTTTTGGTGCAATATCAATTCCTGTTTCGCCACCTACTTTTGCTTCAAGCTCTGGAAACAGTTGATTAAAGTTATGAGCAATATAAACACGTTCGTCAAAATCTTTATCCCAGGTTACATACTCTGCACGTTGTTCTTGTGTAGCATTGCGTCCTACAACACTAAAATTACACATACCTGGCCGATGTTCAAAGTGTAATCCTGTACGCAAAGGAAATGCACTTGCACAAAGTTCGTCACTCAAATATGCATGTGCATCTTCAGGTAGTATCCATTCATTTGTACGAACATTTACGTTCTGTTCCCAAACATCATTACCGTTGCAATTATAAACTCTAATAGCGAGATTATAAATCGGTAAACCTATTTGCTCAACTGTTTTTATCTTATCAGATCCGGTTACAAAATAGCAAGCATTATGTGTTGCAAAATGCTCAAACCATGCTGCAAATTCTTTATCTATCTTTCCTCTACTAGGAGTTAGTGTTCCGTCTACATCAAAAATAAATTTATTCATCTGGTCCTTCACAATACGCTACTTCGTCTTCAGTAAAATCCATAGTAACAAGATGCCACTCTATTTGGCAAGCCATTTTAGTTTCATATGTATCATAGCGAGTGTATTTAGGTTCTGCACTTCCGATAATAGTGCTAACAATCCAAAGTGTCCACATCAAAGATCTTCCTTAAGCCAAACGCATTCGCCAATATCTTCGGCTATAACATACACACGTTTGCATTGTTCATAAGGATGTGTATATGTTCCTGCAATCCATCCTAAGATAAATGCTAATAATATAAAAAAATACTTCATTGTTACTCTGCCTTACTTTGTTTTTTACGTTTACCGTAAAATCCGTTTTTAAATTCAATATCTTCGGTTCGTTGACCACTTACACCTTTTTTAATAGTCCCACCTTTTTTTAAATACTCATCAACTAATTTTTGATCTTCGTCACTTAGTTTTCTGCCGACTGAATTCATTCCCATGTGTATGTCTTTCTGCAACTCTTGCTCTTAGATCGCTAGATGAAAATCTATGATCACGTTTATTAAAATATAGTTCAATTCCACGTTTAGCACATATAGCTCTACCGGTAAACGTTTTGTCTCTATACTCTTCTCCTAATATTCTAACATCAATATGATACATTGTCAAGATATCTTCTAGGTCTCTTTCAGTACCATACGGAATAATTTCATCTACGTAACCAACTGCTTTGAGTTGTGTGTAACGTTCAACAATAGTTTGTATAGGAGAGTTCTTCTCAGATCTATCTAAGTTTGGATCTACTTGTAATCCGCATATTAAATAATCACACTGATCTTTTGCTTCTCGTAACATTTGTACATGACCTGCGTGTAGCAAATCAAAAGTTGAACAAGTAAATCCTACTTTCATTCTAACTGCTCCCTTAATTCTTCAAGAAGTTCTAATAGCTTTTGCATTAGTTCTTCGTCTTGTGTTTTTTCTGTATCAAATTCTACTTCTACTTTTATTTTCATTGTGTTAGTCCTTGGACTAGATTCATAGCAACTGCTGTGCCGCTAATACTAGATCCTATCATAATTGCTCTATCACTCCATTGCATACCTACAAATACCCAGCCTATTGAACTAAGAATATATGCTATTTGTCCATACATAGTAAATCCTGCACTAATTGAAAATACACCTATTACAGCAAGTACCATACTTACCCATTTTACATACCAGTCTACTGTACCAGTAGGTGTTGTAGGTGTTAGATCTTCAACTTCGTGTTGTAGTTCTGCAAGCTCTTGTTTAAGACGTTTACGTTCTTTTGACAATTCTGCCGCAAGCTGAGACGCACGATTTTCTCTAGATGTCTCTTTGTACTCGTCTTTTATCATTTGTTCGTGTTCTGTCATAAGATAGAAATCCTATCAAAGTAATTTTCTATAATTTCATAGTCTTGTTTATAAAATTCTATTACTTTATCTTTTAAACTAGGCTGTTCTTGTATTTTTTTTAACAATAAATTTTTAAATTTTATTTTTCTTATGCTACTTTTAGAATTATATTTGTTTATAGGATGATGAGGATATTTTAAAAATTTATTATTTAAATAACCTATTCCCTTTCTATCCATAGGTACAAAAACAGTATTTTTAGTATAATCAAAATTTAAAAATTGATTTTGTGGAGTAGTATGCTCGTCAAATTCTATCATTTCTATACGATCTAATATATGTTCTACTTGAAATTTATTTCTATAATAATACTCTGTTACTCCGCTTACCCATCTATCAAAAGGATCTCGTATAAGTACATAATATTTGTCAACTTCAAAATCTAAATAATTAGAATCGCTTATATTAGTATCTGTCTGCTTTTGACACCAATTTCGTAAAAGAGTAGATGCATTTTTTGGAATATATACTAGAGCGTTATTATAAACTTTTGTACATTTACCAATTTCATGTGAATATATTCTTTTAGTCACACTAGTCTCCAAAATCAAATAAACTTGAGAAGGTGTTGTGTTGCTTTGTATCTTCTAGAGGATAATTTAGCACACCGATCAAGTTGTCTAGTTTGTTATCAATAATTGTTTCTGCCATTGCTGCATCATCAAACGGAAGTTCTTTGAACCACTCTGGCAAACGTAGTTCATCTGTTGGATATGCTACACTAGTATAACCTAGTGGATTTGGTTTGAGTTTACAAACGATAACTTTCATACCATCTACAATCTCTTGCGAATACTTGTCACCGTTCATACGCTTGAGTGTGTTCCAGTTAATGCTTGCTCTTACGTGTCCAGGCATGTTTGCTTTGCCTTGCTTTTCTTCAAGACGTTGATAGTGTCCAATTTTATTAGCACGTTTTGGCGAACCCTTTTCAAATCCCGGACGCTGTTCAAACTCTTTGCGGAATTCTGTGATACGCTGTAGCACATCTTCTTGTGGGACATCAGTAAGCACCATTAGCAGCAATTCACTCAGGAACTTCTGCATAAACACAGGAGTATCTGATCTACGCAGATCCAAGCCCATTGCTTTTACTTTGCCTGGCTTGCCGTCACCGTCTGTGCGGAATCCTTCATTATCAATTACCAATGCCGCATAACGCTTCTTAGTAATATACAGTCCACTTTGTGCAACAATTTCTCTACCTGCGGCAATAACATCACTTCTTGTTTTTGGACAGTGAAATGCTCGCACCATAAAGTCTGGAAATGTTGTGTTTGCTTGTTCACACACTTGGTCATATAGTGCAATACACTTGTCAATATTAAAGTCAAGTTTGCCTGATTCTACATCATCTTTGAGAGCAGGCCATGCACTAAAATACACAGAATCAGTATCGCCATAGATAACACTTTTGCCTACATGATCATATTCGCCTGTAATAACTTTGTTAACTTCTGCACTCATATGCTTAACAATTTGTCTACCTGTTAGTGTAGTAGACTGGCCAATGCGTTTATCAAAGAAACGACAACCAGGATTGAGAATAGCACCATATAGACTGTTAAGATTAATTTTCTTAACCAATTGTCGTTTGTCCCAATACTCAATTTCCGCATCAAGACCTGCGTCTTTGGCTTTTTTAAGTTTCTTTTGTAGTTCTTTACGTTCTGCATACCAACGCTTTAGAATACCTGGAATAACACCTTCAAACTCTGTTGTAAAGATTGTGCCATTTGCACTCAACATCCATGGCATTTGACTGTCAAAAATAAGTTGATAAATTTCTGCACCACTTAGTACGTCTGAACGTCCATCTTCCCAATCAACAGTAAGTGCAACATCTTTGCGCTTCTCCATAACTATGTCGTATTCTTCAACATTAAAGCGTCCTTCCCAACTACCTGCAAATGACTTTTTCTTTAGTGTCATATCTTCATGTACACGAGCATCTGTAATTTCAGGACGTATCTGTCCTATAATAGTTTCCGGAGCCATATTCAATGCACGAATTACTGATGGATACAGTGAATTCAAATCCATTGAACCAATATACTTGTGCAAACCTTTTTTAGGAAACGCAACATACGCACCTGCTGCTTGTGTGCTTTCTGTGTCATCACGCTTTGGACGGTTAGGTACTCGCAAATCTCTGTTGTGTGCTTCGTTGATAATACCTTGCTCTGTAACAGCAACAGCACCCATTGTAGTCTGTAGTAACACAGTGTTCTCGTGTGCAATGCTATTGCTTAGATCAATAAAGCGTAGCTTCTTGTCCAGTTTGTCTAGCAGTGCAGTATCCTGAATGTTATATTCAATAAACTTGCGGAAGTCATTGTTGTACAACTGATCCAGTGTGCCTTCATATGGCACTTTGTTTTCGCCTACTTCAATTTCACCAATTGCATCCAAGCGATATGAGTGACGTTCTTCATATGTGTACTTGCGATATAGTTCTAATGAGTCTAAGTGTACACGACCTACTAGATCAAATGTAACTGCTTGCTTTCCGTATTTTTCATATTCACGCTTCTTAGGCAACTGTCCCCACAAACAAAAACGTCTTGTGTCATCTTTAGATAACACACGGCTTGTTCTGTTTACAGTATATGGGATATCATAACCTTCACTGTTCCAACCTGATAAAATATCAGCATCCTCAATCAGTGTTAAGAACGTGTCAATCATGTCACCTTCTTTCTCAAACAGCATTACATTTTCAATGCCTTCAAGTTCTACTTTTGCCTGCTCCATTGTGAGTGTTTTGGGTGGAACAGCAAGACATACCATTGTTTCCATCCACTGTAAGTATACACTTATAGATGTAATGGGCATAAATGGGTCTGCTGGATCAGCAAACCCACGCTCTGGATCAAAGTCCGTCTCGATATCAAAGAACGCAATGTTTAGTTTAGGAGCATCTTGATTGAGATAGTGTTCACTTAAACATTGAAAGATTGGATTGATGTCGCTTTCGAACAATTTCTTGCTTTTGTTTATAGCAACTTCTTTGCGAAAGTCTTTTGTGTTCTTACAGACAATGCGTGTAAGAGGATCGCCGTACACACTTTTGTACTTGCCTCTTGGATCCTCATAGTAAAATGTATATTTTGCAGGATATTCTGTATAGTGTCTTTTGCCGTCACGGCGTTCTACGACACGTATAATATCTTGATCACGATCGAACATCGCATCAACGTATGGCATTCATTTTTCTCCTTCGTTGCTTATGGCCAACTTAACCATCTACTTGCCTCTTGGGCGATTATAGCACTAATCCTGCTACATATATTATAGTTAGTCCTGTATTCATTACGACTAAACTTTTTTCTTTCCACAAAATACCTATTAGTGTCCATAGACTATTACTAACAATAAATGCGTATATATACAAAGGGTAGACATTGAAAGCGGCTAACAGAGCTGCTGATAACAATGCTGTTGTACTAAACCAAGCTAACCATTGATAAGGCTTTTGCATTAAGTAAATTCTACCCATGAATTAATTGTAAACTTGTTTCCTTTTAGAGGAGGATTTCCTCTGTGTGTATGTGTAAAACCAGCAGGACATATCAACATACTTCCTTGGACAGCCGGAATACGTTTACTTTGGTATAAGAATTCCGTTTCGCCACCTTCGTCAATCGTGTTAAGATAAAGTTGTACAAACAATGCTCTTTTATGACTCCCGCCGCCGCTGTTTTCAAAATGCCAAATATGATAGCCGCCTGTTCTAGGCGTTTTTTGTAATTGTACATTATGATTCATAGTAAGTTGATGTCGTGAAAGAATACCAAACTTTTCTGCATAATGTTTAAAACATTCTGCACTAGCATTGTGAAATTGATATAAAATCTCGCCTGTTACATCAAAATTTTGTAAATTTGGATCATCAGTTAGAAATGCTACTCCGCCTGTTTTATCAGTATAAGCAGCACCTTCAGATTCTTGTCTAGAATATGCACGTCTTGTTCGTTCTAATGCATTATAATGTGCAATAGTATCGTTACAAAATTCTGGAGATACTACGTTGTGGTATACCTCAATAAAATCTTCAAACTTTTCAACATCAGATTCTATCATTTATCATACCCTAACGTAGTGATAAGAGTTTCGAGATCGTCATACGCATCTGCGTGTGAATCCCAGTCACGTTTCTGTGCAATTTTAATTGCCTTGTTAATAAGACTAGGTTTAATATCAAGTTCTTCTGCAACAGCCTTTACAGTTTCTTTTAAGCCTGTGTTTAAATCTTCTACTTCTTGTAATACAGTTACACCTTCTTTTACTAGTCGTTCTAGTTTTGCTTTTTCTTCAGCGCCGTAGGTACGAGATCCCATTTTTATCTCCTTATGGTATATATTTTATATTAGTATACAATGTGTTTTTCTTTTTGTCAAGTTAAATTTGAAAAAAACCATTTGTTATTTTTCTTTTCTAAAAATTTTTCATTTTCACAATACACTTTATCATTATCTAAATGAAATATAGTGCTTGTAGGTCTTTGATAATTATCTCTATCAGCTAAAAACTGTATTAGATTTATATCTCTGTATTGCTTTTCTAAATTTCTAAACCAAGGTTTATTTTTAAAATGTTGAATACTTGCTTCCCATCTTATAAAATTAGTTGTGTCGTATTCTATTCTTTTTAAATTAAATTTTTTTGCAAATTTCTTGCCGGAAAAATTGTCTACAATTAGCACAACAGGAAGTTTATATACTTCAGTTAGTGCCATTCTTGCTTTTCCGACAGTAAGTTGATGTACATTAGTACTCCAATAACTTAAACAAAGAGGATCTTCTAGTTTTTTACCAGAAGATAATTCTTTTTGCAATTCATAAAAAGCATTTATATGATTAATTTCTCTATATTTACGAGTCTTAGTATCTACTATTTTACCATTAGCAAATACTTTATTTACACAGTGTTCTAAAATATTAGAAGGGCTGCGAGAATAGAAATGTTTGTTTATAGTATCTATATCTGTTTCAAAAAATTCAAGAGTTCTCATGTTAATTCATGTACTCTTTTAGACTAAATTTTGTTCCAAGCATGTAATCTGTGCTTGCTTGTTTATCATTTGACCAAACAAGTACTTCTGGATCATCGTATAAAAAGTCACAATTTTTACAATAATCAATACTATCAAAATCTTTCATTTCATGTGCTTTGCGAAGTTTATTGTATTCGTCGCCATACCATATTTCTTCTATGGTTTGATTTTGTACATGACCTAGTACACTTAAAGTTTCATTTGGAGGACCCATTGTTTGACAGCAAGGCGTAACTGCACCTTTTAATCCTCCGTTACCTCCACTACGTATTGTAATTTCAGGAGCAAATGGCCGGCCACAAGTTCTACGCTTACTAGGATCACGTAGATATAAAGGTTGATAGTTTCCGCTCCAGTTGTGCATTTTCCATATATAACCTATTGTACCTGTAGGGCCAATAAAATTATTTCTATATTGATCGATTTCATAGTCAACTTGATTATTATCTAATATTAGATGATAACTACTAACTACACATTTACTATTAGTTTCCTTGATGTATTCTTTGGCTTTTATTATGTTTGTTTTTAACAACTCAAAGTTATCTACGGCCATCCATTGTTTATACTTGTCTTTGTTATAACCTATACAACTAAATCTAGCAAATCTTAAGCCTGCATCAATACACTCTTGCATAAAATGACCACTAAAAAAACTACCGTTGCTGTACATAAAGCTAGGAAATCCTCGCTTAGTACATTCTTCAATATAATTAGGCAAGTCTTTTGCCATAGTAGGCTCACCTGACCCTTCTAAGTTAATAACAGGTTTACCAGGAAGTTGGTCTAATATATTAATAAACATATCTATTGGCATCTTCCGTGTCCACTCTTTACCTCTTCCGGTAGTCTGTGGACACATTTGACACTTATAATTACAGCCACCAAACACTTCAACGACTGCTCTTTCTAGATCAGGTACGCTCAAATTAGGTTCCAAAAATTAAAATACTTTTTTGTTGTCAAACGCTCTGTGCCAACCGAAAAATTGTGCTTTGTAGTCTGAGTGATCATCGCTTGACAAATTTTCCCATTCGTGTTTTCTGCTTTGTAGATCTATAACACCTTGATACCAATCTGTAGTATCAATTATGTGTTCTAGTCGTTCTTTTGCAGCGTTTGCTTCTTCTAGAGTAGTAAAGTCCTGCTCTATATGTATTACTTCCATTATAACATCATGTGTTACATAGTCAAGTGAAAAATCTATACCGTATTTAGGTTTAATACTTAATAGTTTGTTTACAATAGGACGATTCTTTGCTACTTTTTCTAATTGTTCTCTTGCTTCACCTGCAAGGGCATAGCGTGTTAGTATCATGCAGTGATCTAATACTAAGCCGAGTTCACTGTTTTCAGTATCTGTGAACCATTCTTGTACAGGCGCAATATGATACTGTATTTCAGTATTCATAATTACATTGTTTGTGTGATAATATGCTAGTTCTAAAGGTGCAGGAACTTCGTAACCGTCTTTATCAAAGTCACGTAAGGGTAATGTTTCTGCGTCTAGTTGCTGGATTGGGTTTGTTAGATAAGGTGAGTCAGTAAATTTTGGTCTAAGATTTATTAAATTCATTTAAACGTGCCCATAGCTCGTCTTTGATAGATTCATATTGTGATTTGCCTTTGTGTTTTGAGTAGCCTTGTTTTGCTAGTTTCTTTTTATCTTTATGTGCGCCCATTGCACCACTCTTACGTAAATCGTTTAGTGTTTGTGCGTTAGGATCACGTGGTTTAATTTTACGATCGTCTGCTTCTATTAAAGTTTCTATAACACTTTCTAAGTATGCAACTCTAGCCTCAAGTGCTTCTACTTTATCTTGATTTATATTTGGTTTTTTAGTAGAAAACTTCTTTTTATCAGTACTATCTGCTGGTTCTTCGCCTGGTTTTTTAATTTTATTTTTATCTAGATTTGGTCGTAATGCTTTGACAGTGTTATAATTATCTACACCATGTTTTGCTGCTGCTTTAAATCTATCCCAGCGTTCGCCTTCTTCTAGTTTAACACCTGCTAATGCAGCAAAATCTGCAATACTGTCTATGCCTAATGGTATTGATCCTTCTTCGACTACAACACTTTCTTCTAGATAATTTTTAATAGGAGCAACATTATCAATTCCGCCGCCTTGTGCAGCCTGTTGCAATTTTGCTAAATCTTCTCTAGGATCACTAGGATCCATTTCAAATAGTTGTTGTTGTAGTTTATGGTAATCCATTATTTCTTGGCCATCTTAGTTGCTGTTGCGTACATTACTGCTTCTGCGTCTTTACCGTAGCGTTTTTTAAAGTCGCCTTTGGCTTTTTTCATGCCCTTGACATACTTTTCACGCTTGCCTTCTTCACCTTTGGTTAGGCTTCTTTCGTTAGTTTTTTCAGCTAACTTAGCACGTAGTTGTGCCTTATATGGATCGTTTGCACTTTCAGCATGCATTGCAGCCATATGTTTCTTGTATGCTTTAGTACCTTTCTTGTGAGGCGACTTGCCTTCACCTAGCTCACCAGTTGCTTGTTCATAATCTAAATGATGATATACTGAACCTAAATAGTCTGCTGCTTTGGTAATTTTTGATTGTACCCAACCTTCTAAGCCTTCGGCTTCTGAAACACCTTTTAACATTTCGTGTAATTTAATTGAATATTTTGCTATTTTGTACAGGTCTGCACGAGCCATTTGCACCTCATGGTCTTTTTCAGCCATGTGCGCCATGTCGCCTAAACCTTCTTTAACTTCTTCTTTTGCGTATTTTTTCATATCTGCTACATGCCACTTGTGATAAGTGTGCCCCTTTAATCCTGCATCTGAGATTGCTGTCTTTGCATCTTCTACAGCATTCATAAATGAATCTAATTGGGCATTTGTTGCACTACCCTTTTCTTTTGCTTTCTTTTCCATACCTAAGTATTTGTCAACTGCTCTAGCAGCCTTAAGCATTTTTTGTTTATCAACTTTTTCATCTTTTGCAGCCTTGTTAAATTCTTTTACAGCATCTGCACACATGTCAAAGTTTTTAGTGGTATAAGAACCATGTTTGAATTGCAAAGACATATTAAACTCCTGTTATAATGTATTTATTTCTTTATGTATTAAATTAGCAATAGTTTGATGACCTAATTTTGTAGGATGATAGCTGTGTGGATTAAGTATATTATTATTGACTAAAAACTTTATTCTATTACTATCTTCCGAAAATGAACTAGTATGATAATTATTATCTATATAATCTATATTATATTCTTTACACAATAAACTGCACAAATCTCTAGGTTGTTGATTATCAAATAACATATTTTTTATGTTATTCGATGATTTTAAACTTTTTAATTTTATTTCGTTTAAAATAACATCATTTTCTAGCTTGTGCCAATTATCTTCATTTTGATGTTTTTCATTTGTTGCTTGAAATTTTAAAGCGGGATGTTCTTTACTATAATCGTGATGATTAAAAGTATCAAACCAATAATTTTTTATACCTAATGATTCAAAATAACTGTTAAAAAAATTCATATCTTTTGCAAGTGTAAAAACTTCGTTTTCGTGATTATAGAAATATCTAGTCCATTCTTTTACAGTAAAAGTATATTGATTATTACCTGGATTAGTAAAGATTAAATTTTGTAAATCTTTATTTTTAAAATCCCATATTTCATTTCTAGCAGTAGATGTAATGCCCCATAAAACTGTGATGTTTTTATATTCTTTTTTTAATTTAAGAAATTCATCGCTTGCAAAAAAATGTTTGGCATATCTAAATTGTTTTTGATTACTACTAGCACCGGTAGAAAAGTTTAAATTTTTACATTTCCATTTTTCTGATAGTATTTGTCTGAAAGTTCCTTCAGGCTTATAAACAACAGGATGGTCAAAATACTCTTTTGAAGACATACCATCTTCATAAAAAATTCCAACACCCCATGTCCAACTGCAACCAAAGGTTATTAATAAATTTGTCACTAATCACCTTTTAATAGTTTTGCCGCCCATTAAATTTTTGTCTATGTCTTGTGCGTTTTTAGCAGTTCCGTCCGGATTTAGAGCTTGTGGTGCTTTAGGTATTCCATTTTTATCTTTTTTTACTTTACGTTTAGCACCTGGAACACTAGCAACTGATGCAACATTACCTGCACTAGTAGCGCCTGCTGTTGCAAATTCATTTATTTTCATTATATTGTCTCCAAAAATTATTACGTTCGTTAGTACTTAGCCGTTGTGTTTCGTGATCTTTTAATTTTTTAACGTAATATTCTATATCTATCATTTACAGTGTTCACACTTGCAGTTTTGGCAAACATCGTTTTTACAATCTTTGCATTCTGTTCCGCAGTGATGTTCACACCCGCAATTTTCGCATTTGCAATCCATTACTTTTTCCTTCCGCTTTTCATATTAGCACACCAGTGGTACATCTTAGCCTTCTCACCACTTGCATTCTTAGCACGTTTGCGTAATGCTGTTACACTGCCATTACAACTAGCACCTGAACGCTTTACACGCCCTGGTCTGCTTTTACTATCTGTTTTACCATCAGCAAAGTTTTCTCTAATTCTAAGGATGTAACTACCTTCAGTATTCTCATCAAAGTGCATATCACGATAACCGTCAGCGTCTTGAACATCGTAACCAATAGCACCTAACTTTTTCATCATAAATTCTTTTTCTTTTTCTCCACCAAAGAATTGAATATAGATATCTTGTCTATTTCTATCCTTTATATGTTGAGATACATTGTCAAGATTAGCAATCTGTGTGCCAATTTTATACCAATCGTAAGGATATTCTTTTTTTACTAACACACTATTCTGTGGATTAGCAAGTAAATTTCCTTCAGCAAAGTTTTCACTAATATGTGCTTCTAAATCAATGCCTGTATTTTTCTTAATATCTTGAACAACTTCCGGCCAATCTTCTTTGGCTAGGTTTCTGCCTACTTTTAAAAGTGTGCTTAAAAGT